ACGATACACGAAACATCAAAAAAAGTGTAGACTTGTAGACATGGAAAATCGTTACGACTATGAAGAAATGTCATTGACCCAACTAGCCGACTTGCGAGCATGGCAGATGGAACGCCTGGAACGGGTTTCACAAGCCCTCAGAGCCCGCGTGAGAGCCGAACACAAGCCCGGAGATAACATCCAACAGCTCGCCAAAAAACTCGGCGTAATGAGGTCTACAATCTACGCCTGGTTAGCGGAATAGAAAAGACCCCCGGAAGGTGGGCCACCGAGGGTCTTTAGGTTTCTATCTTACTGGCATGAATCGCATTGCAGCAAATCCATCGGATCTACCGGCACAGCGAAACCGTCAACAACCTCACGCTCACTCACGATAAGTCAGCCTTATCATATGTGAGAACCGAGGTCAGCAACGACATCAGGCCGGCAAGCGCCGACACAGACAACACCTGCACCCAATCCACCTCAATAATGCCTGCAGCTGTCACGCCGATTGTTGCCATCATCACCTGTGCAACGGTTTTCGCGGCACGCTCCCCAGCGAAACCCCAATACGCTTTGAACTTATCCATCCTGATTTTTCTCCTTCGATATGTCTTCCCAAGCGGCCCCAAAAATGTATGAGGTTAGTATCAAACTTATCAGCGCAACCCCACCCGTAATCAGGTCGCCGTAACCGAGCCGGTCAGTCATCACAGCGAACACTGAAGCAATAATCATGGAGGTGCCGATAGCGAAGGCCGCGAAAATGTATCTACGGCGTATAGTCCAGTTAGGGTTAGCCCTCATGACAGTATCGCCACCAAAGGGCTGATGACCGCTGCGAGGAAACCAAACACACCAATCGCCTGCCACATCCTCTGCTCTAGTTTGCGAATCCGCAACTCATGATCGTCAATCTTTGCCTCTGAGTCAGGCAGTGAGTTTGCAATTTTCTCCAACAGGCGGCCCTGCCTTTGGACTTCCAAATAAATGTCCCGCATAGACACCTTCACACTCGCGGTTTCTAAATGCTCGTCAGTCATAGCGACCCCTCATTCAGTTTGCGCTGAACTGTAGACCAAGTCGAACGCCCCCACACACCATCCGGGGTGACACCGATACGCTCCTGCACAGCCTTCTTGGTCGGCACATCTAAACGCCCGGTGCGAGGAGTTCCCACCCAGCCCTGAATCGCCCGGTAAGTCATAGACCCGGCAACACCATCCACCCGGCCCTCATAGAAACCCTGCTCCTGAAGCCATGTCTGCCACTGTTTCCAAGTAGCCCGGTCTTCACGCCCCGAAACTGTGAGGGTAGACACTGCGGCGTTACCGTTCAGATACGGGGTCGGGTCAACATCAGACCCCCACATCTTGTGTTTGCGAACCTCAAAGTGCAGGTGAACCCCAGTGCTCGAGCCGGTAGTTCCCGAAGTGTAAATGAAAGTTCCAGCCTCAATCCTCTGCCCCACACGCAACTTAGTCGCGTGAGCCCCATGATAGTAAGCAGTGTGAACTTCCCCATGATCAATGACAACAGTGTGCCCGCCACCTTTAGGGCTCCAACCGACATGAGCGACAACACCAGGCGCAGCAGAAGTGACAGGGAAAGTACCGGCAACATCAAGCCCCCGGTGTTTGCGATAACCGCCAAAGGGATGATTCCGCATCCCATACTTGCCGTTAGGGTTCACCGTAAACCCGTCAGGCCACGGCTTCTGAAGTTTCACGCGCTACACCGCAGGAGGAACTACAGGAGCAACCCAGGCACCATTCACATAAGTCCAACCCGAACCAACACCAGGCATAGGGTCAAGGCCCGTCACATCAACAGCGATACAGCCGGTCAAAGTTATGAAGTTTTCCTGGAAGTCATCTTCAGGGTCAAGCACAACACAAGTGCCGTCATAGGTTGCAAGCCAATCAGTCACATCTTCTGACTTAAAGCAAAGAGTGTTTCTTGGCTCAGTATCTTTCACAAGGATAAGGGTGCTCATTTTTGACATTTTCTATCTCCTAAGCCGCAACATATTCAACAATAATTTCACCGCGACCACCAGCAGTGCCAACCTGCCCAGAGGCCCCAGCAGTACCGCCAGCACCAATCGTTACGCTCACCGTGGCAAGCCCAGTCAAGTCCACATAGGCCACAGTAATCCGACCCCCATTGCCCTTGCCGCCGTTAGCGTCAGAAGACGTGCCCCCATTGCCGCCATTTTCCGAACCCAACCCAAGTTGTGCAGCAGGCCCAGTGTTTGCAGGACTACCACCGGCACCCCCAGTACCACCAGCAGCAGAAGGATTACTGCCAGCGCTAAAAGTTGTTGTTCCACCAGTCCCGCCGCCACTTGTGCCGCCTGACGAGCCACCACCACCACCACCGCCACCAATCACAGTCACCCGAACAATAGGGGAACGCAAAGCCGGCACAGTCCAAGTCGAAGTCGCAGTAATCGCAGTCCCAGCAGTAAACCCAGTCTGAACATTCTCCCAAGCAGTGTGATACACCTGCAACCTGTCCACATCTTCCAGATAGGACATCATGCCGCCAACCGGGGAAGGAATCGCAGAACCCCGAGCCGCAGTCCCAGCAAAGCTCATGACGGTTTGATCGGAAACGACATTGAGTTCTGCCGCCGTCAAAATCTGACCCGCTACGAAAACTTCTCTAGTCACAATTCTCCTTATTAGAAACCGAGAACACCGGCATCATCATCCAGTTTACCAAACACCGCATCATCCAGGATGAAGAACGCAAACGGCAACTCCTCAAAACTGAACGACACATAATGCGAATCCACCGACACATCATGCGACACCCCAATAATCCGGTTACGAATCGAAATCGGTGTCCCCACACGGTTAGGTGTGAACCGAACATCAGCCTGATCGCCCAACTCCAACCCCAACACAGAAGTCTGCTGCTCCGATGAAAGCGCCCGCATATTCACCCGGATACGCTCAATGCGATACTCGGGCACCGCATAGCGGGCCACAATGTAATCCGCCAACCCCTGCAAATCACCAGAAACAAGTAGGGTGTCTTTGCTCACCGCCGTCACACCATAAGTCACCTGTGAACTCGCATCCACCGCCGTAGCAGTACCAGCAGCCGAAGTCACCGTCACATCATTCGCAAGCTGCTCAGTACCGTAAACAATCTCAATACCGTCATACGGGATACCAACGTCATCACCAAACATCACCGCGCTGGACACCGGCTGAATCAGCCGTTCACGAAACACAACCTTCCCATCCTTAGACATGAAAATCAGTCCAGCCTCAGACTCCTCCACAGTCTGCAAATACGACAACGCGTTCCCATCCACGTCACCCGCAAGAAGGGTCGTGTTGCCCGTGTCAACGTCACGCTCCAACGTAGGCCACGCAATAGTCAACTGGTCAAGCACACGCTCCACACGCGCCCCAGAACCCTCCTGAACCGCAGAACCCCCAGCGTTCTCCTCACGAGCAAACAGTGAGAAAGCATCCGACCCGTCAAGGGAAGCAACCGAAATCCCATCCATCGAATACGTGAAGTTCCAGTCATCAGTCACACCCGCAAACACGGCAGAACCATCAGCCAACACCCGAACAGGTTTCCTGGGCACCACATACGCCCCATACTCAGCCCCACTATTCAACGGGTCAAACGCACGATCCTCATTCCGCAACGACACCGAAACCCCACCCGCGTTAGTGCGCTCCAAATCCCGTGACCTGCCCCGATTAGTAGACACCGAAATGAGAGAATCCGTCACATCCACATAACTGATACCACCATCAAGGATGCCCGAATCCAGCAAACCCAACACCGGGTCATCCAAGGTGAACCCGTTGAAAGACCCCAGCTCAACCGTTACCGACATTACGCGCTCGCAAACACTGGGCCAGAAACACGCTCATAACGCTTGATAGAATTGACGACAATTTCACCGAGGCGGGCATCCGCCACATTCGCATTGATAGTGATGTTGTAAGTGTTCCCCATCGAACCCATCTTGCTCAACGGGATAACCGCTTCAGGGCCGGCCTCACCAATCAGTGCACTCGTTGGCCCGGTCACAATGCCACCCTGAGCCAGAGCAATTCGAGGCAACGCAACATTCGGTAACTCAGCAATGTTGAAACCGAACGAAGTAATACCCGTCAAATCAGTAACCCACTGTGGGGCATCTACCTTGATTCTGTTCAGCGCCCTAATAACAAAGTTCACACCGTTGATGATTGCGTTAGCGAAACCCTCCCACATACCAATCATCCCGTTTATAATCCCGTAGAAGAACGTTTCAAGACCGCCAAAGGTATCCTCAAACGCCTTAGTGAACGGGGTCAGGAACTCCATAAAGTTTGTGAACGCATCAGTCAGATAGTTCACCGCATTGACGAGAAGCACCGAAAGAATCTCCGCCGCCACCACCAGGATAGGCACAAGGAACTCAATGAGGTCAACCAGAATCGGAAGAATAAGCTCAATCAGTGGAAGAAAAGCCTCAACGAGTTTTACCACAATAGGTGCCAGCGCCAAGATTAGCTCAGCGAACACCGGCAAGAGCGCTTCAACAATCGGAATAAACGCATCAACAATTTGCATCAGCACGGGAGCGAGCAAATCCAAAACCGTAAGCAAAACATCACCGATAACCGGAGCGATATTCTGAATCACTGGCAACAATCTTTCGAATAATTCCACAAAGACCGGCAACAACTGTGCGACAAGTTCCAGAAACACCTTAGCCAAAATACCCAGAATCGGAATCAACGGCATGAATGCCTGTAATAGTAATGGAACTAGACCGGCAATAGTCTGAAGTACAGGCGCTAAATCCTTGAACACATTAGCCAACTCAACGCCAACCGTTTCAGTGACCGGCATCAAACCCTCAACAAGTTCTGCAAACACCGGCAACAAAACAGCGCCGGCCTGCTCCTTGATGTTGTCAAACGCGAGGCCAATCTTCGTGGAAGCGTTAGCCGTAGCCTCAGCCACCCCACCGTACTGCGATTCAAGCT